GGCAGTACAGACAATTGGAGCAGTAAAGGTAGCAGTCTTTGGACCAGTAGAGTTAAGAATAATAGAAGCAGTATTCAGATCAACAAAAGTTTCTATTGCATCTTCTATTAACAGGTTTTTGCCTACGATTAGATCAGCTTCAAATGTAACTTCTTTTTTTGTCGGCTCAAGCCATTCTATATAATCGCTACCATCAACATCGCCATCATCTAAATTATTATTTACGGTAAAACTTGCACGCTTGAAAGGATAAACAACACCGCCCAAAGTAAATTTACTCAGGCCACCTGTATTATGTGCCCAAGGTATTGCAGTTGAAGGAGTAATTAAAGTACCTGTTCCTTTTGGATCTGTAACAGTTGGTTTTGGTACGTCCCTTGAAATCATATCTGCACTACAGGTCACAAGCCCCCTGCTTGTAGTATTAACGGTAATTGAATCTATTTTTGTTCCAAGTCTTTTAATCCAGTGTTCTGTTAATGTGAAAGCACCAACAGCACGTCTTATTGAATTAAAGAAACTAAGAGATTTATCAATAGTCCCTGTCAGAGTGCCTGCTGCGTTACCATTCTCAGTACCATATCTAATAAGCTGGGTATCAACTGGCGACCAGTCCATTGTCCAGGCACGTTCATGCCCTGTTTTGATAAACTTGTAAATAGTTCGGTCTCCCATTTTTTGATACATTTCATGTAGAGTATTGTAAGTTGTTTTGGTGTTTGTCACCATAGAAGCATCAATAGTCATAACAGGATTAGTTGGAGTTATACCGAAAGCAGTTTGAACTTCTTCAACTCCCTGAAGCGGTACATTATCACGGTACGGAGTAGTTACGGCATAAGTCATAAGAGAAGACATGGTTTATTTTCTAATTGGAAAAACTGAAACTAAATGAATGAGAAGTAATTAGTTAATAGTCTAAGAATAAGAAATAAAATAATGGATTAAGCATTTAACCTGTGCTCTCCATATGCTTCTCGGCAGTTTGTAAATGAATTTACTTATCGGTTCAATATCGCCAGGTTCTTTAACTTCTATGGCCTGAATTCCAATCATGAAATCATTCGGAGGTAATAAGTTATCGGGTGAAAATTCTCCAAGTATTCTTATAATTTCTAATCGGATATTATCAAGCTGTTCAAAGATTTTTCCGTATGTCAGACGTCGGGCAGAAATTTCAATTAAGATTGGATCTATTAATTTTAATAATCCCTGTCCGAGTAGCTCATTATCAAATTTCGTATTTCCATCCTGATTAATCATAACATGATAGGTAGCAAAATAATCATAATCAAAATCTGCAAATCTTACGTTTGTTGAAAAATCTGCTGGCGGATTTACTGATACATCGGGATTATCTATCTGCCATTTATTGTAAATATATTTCTGAAGCATCTGATAAGTCGGCAGTTCAAATAAGCCTGTATTTGTTCGGCCATTGATTCTAATTTGATATGTCATTTTTTTATTACGCTACCAATGGATTTACCTTAAGCTTATGATAATGGAGTATTATTTTTAGAGTTTTTTCCCAGACTGTTTTATTAGATTGATTCATTGTTATTGTTTCCTTATTCTGTAGCGGTGTTATGGATTCAAAAGATACTGCCTGTATGCCCCAGACCTGATCATATTGATATTCCATCCATATTCGTATAAGTTCATTCATGATTTTTTGTAGGTCTGAAAATGCTTCTCCCCTTGATAACTTTCTTACAGAGATTTTGAATTCAATTACCTGATTAAATTCCATAAGATTAGGTCTTACTTTATTAACAATTCGGGCAGGCTGTTCTTTCACTCTTATGTAGTAGCTGCGGAATTTATCATAGTCATAATTTCCAATATTAATATTCTGATTTTGATTTTTCATTTCAGGAATTGGGTTTAATTCCTGCATGGGAGGATTAACAGCAGGAGACCAGTTTTGAATAATATAATTAATAATCATGCCGTCAAGTCTGCTCTGGAAATCGGTTAACTTACCTGCTACTGACCATGAGACAGGTACAGGCGTTTTTATTCGGTAGCGATATGTAAACTCAGAAAATATTCTCTGAATAATTTTGTAAATAAAAGTTTTTTGAGAAAGTATTCTTTGAACTATTTTATAACGATAAGTAAATTGAGAAGCTATTTTTTGAAGAATCTTATAATTATATGTTCTTGTAGTCAGTATCCTTCTAAGAATATTATAACGATAAATTTTTTGAGAAAATATTTTTTGAAGAATATTATAACGATAAATTTTTGTCTGTAAAACTCTGCCGATAATCTTATAAATATACTGTCGTGTAACACCGATTTTTTGTAAAATATTATATCTGTAAGTTTGAGATAATGGTGCAGCTATTTTATTTATTATATTATATCTGTAAGTTTTAGAACTGAAAACAGTTACAAGAATATTATACTTGTATGTTCGAGAAAATAAAATCTTCTTAAAAATATTATAAATATATTTTTGGGTTTTTGCTAACCATACTACGGGAGCTGTAGTCGTTATCCAGGAAGCGCCATTCTGTAAGGTAGCAGTAAATGAATTGCTGATTGAATCAGTAGCAATAGTACCTTTCTGTTCATCCATTTTTAACCAGTAATTAGGTACAGGAGCATCAGATGTATTTGCATAAATTTTATCAATATCTGCCTGAACTAAAGCAGACCTGTATAATCTAAAGTCTCGGATATTTCCAGACCATTTTGTTCCTCCTGAATTAATAAATAATACGGAAGTTCCACCAATTATATTTGCTGATAATCCTCCATTAGAAGCAGTAACTCTTGAAACTTTATCTATGAAAATTGTCATAAGTCCCGTACTTCTTTTGAAAGTACAGACAACATGATACCACTTGTTAGGGCCATTAGTATTAATGTACGAAGTATTTGCATCTGCTGTTCCACCAGCATTATTAACAGTCCTGAAAGTTAATGTATAACTTGCAGGATTGAAATAAAGAATAAAACTATTATTAACTGCATATCGTTTTGTAAATATATTTGGAGTACTGCCTGTATTAGATGAAGGATAAATCCAAACTGCAATACTGAAATCATCCAGATTATCAATTGCCGAATTAGTACCGCAATCAATAAAGTCATCAACTCCATCAAAATGTATGCATGTAGGAGTTCCAACCCTAACAAGAATATTATAAAGATAATTTTGAACTAATGAAAGTCGTCCAGTTATTGCGTAGCGGTATATTCTTGATAATGAAGTACGGCCAATTATATTATAGATGCTTCGTTGTATTTTTCCAATTAAAGAAGGCGGAGCATCAGCAAGCCATTTTGCACCTAAGTTTAATACTCCTGTCTTTGTTCCTGAAATAGTATCAATGGGATTTCCTGTCTGTTCATTCATTTTCAGCCAGTAGTCAGGAGTTGGTGCTTGCGGTATATTATTCCGAATATCATTAATTTCAGTTAAAGTTAAAGCCTTAGTTGTAAACCAGCGGAAGTCTTTCATCTTTCCCTGTATTGGTTGAGTATTATCTCCAAGCTGCAATGTTTGCGCAAGATTAATTGTTTCTGTTAAGTTTCCAGTAATACTTCCAAGAACTCCATTAACGTAAATCTTAACATTAGCTGAACCGAGAGAGTTATCATAAACACAAGCAATATGTTGCCAAATACCAGCAACCGCAGAATTTGAGAATCTTGCAAATATAGTTGCATTCGCTGCATTTTTAACAATAAATGTTAAATGACCTGCAAACTCATTAGAACAAACAAATCTATTTGCTGGAAAAGTTCCGAGATTTCCATGATTAACAAAAACATCATCAGATGGAGAGCTTGCTACTACATCTTGATATATCCAGAAAGTAAAACTAAATTTAGTTAATGCCTGACTCCATAAAGTTGCGTCATTTCCAAGCTGAACATAATCATTTATTCCGTCAAAATATAATGCGCTTACTCCAACTTTCTGTAAGATATTATATTTGAGAGTTCGAGATAATACTATTCTCTTAATTATGTTATATCTGTAAGTTGCAGTACGTAGGATACGGCCTACAATATTATATCGGTAAGTCCTTAATAGGGATACTTTCTTTAAAATATTGTAAATATATCTTTGAGATTGACCTAACCAAGAAAAGGGTGCTGTTGCTCTTGTCCAAGCTGCACCATTTACAAGTGTTCCGATAAATGAATGACTGACCGAATCAACAGGGTTTCCAATCCCCTCATCCATCTTAAGCCAGTAATCAGCAAATGGCGCATCTACAGTATTGAAATAAATTTTATCAATATCTGCCTGAGATAATTCAGAACGAAATAATCTAAAGTCTTTTACATATCCTCCCCATTTTATACTTCCTGATGCACTGTTTATTCCCATGTTATCAGTTCCGCCCATCAAACCCGCTGCTCCACCCGTATTAGTTCCAGTGGTTTTGTTAGTCCTATCTACGATTAATTGCATTAATCCAGTTGTACGATTAAAGGTAACTGCAAGATGATACCATCGGTTAGGGCCATTATTATTAATAATAAATGAGTTTGCTGTTAATCCAATGCCTGTATTATTGATAACTCGGAAATTAAGAATATAAGAATTTGATGTGAAATAAAGAATAAATCCGTTATTAGTAGGATAACGTTTTATAAATATGTAAGGTGTACTTGCAGCATTAAATGAAGTCGGATAAATCCATACTGATATTGTAAAATCATCAAGGTTGTTAATAGATATATTATTTCCAAGACTGATTGAGTCGTCTATTCCGTCAAATTGAATTGCTATCGGAGTTCCGACTCTTACCAGAATATTATAAACATAAGTCAGTATTTTGGTTTCAGCCATTCTTAAAGTAATATTATAACGGTAGTTTTGAGTTTGTTGAACTCGACCAATAATATTATAATTAAAAGTACAGGGTTTGGATACTCTACTACTTAGCGGAACAAAATGAGAATGAGATTGCTGGCCTACTATTGGCAATCTTATTTCATCCTGTTTGTTTTAAGATTATCCAGCGGAAACTCCTATCAATTCCTCCTGTTCTTTTGAATGTTAATTTATAACGTCTTGTTGCAGTAGGCGGAATATAAATTGAAGTTTCCTTGTTAGCGGTTGAACCAGTTATCGGCAGATAGTAAAGAGTTTGTAATCCTGAAAAAACTGGATCCCAGTCATAAAATCGGATTTCTACTAAATCTCCCGTAGTAAATGAAGCAGGAATAAATATTTTAGCACCCCAATAATTAAAATCATCTGAAGTTATTTCACTGGCCGTTACTTCGCTTGTGGTTGTAGTTGTTGAACCGCTTGCATTTTCTGTTAAAGCCATCTTCTATAATCTGCACTCCCAATGAAATTGAACGTTTTTATTTGTAATAGGTGTTGCTGGCGGTGGTGGCGTTATATATCTAAGTACAAAGGTAGGGTTGCCCATACTGAAAATATACCAAGGGCCAGCGGCATCTTTTGATAAAGGACTTATCAATACATCGGAAGGCGTACTCATGCCATGAGTTACCGTAAAATCGGTTGTCTTTCCATCGGCAGAAAATTGTGCAATACCTTCACGATAAACAGGACTGGCACGCCTTTCTACATAAGCACCGTTACCGACACCAGAACCAGTTATGAGATGAGCAGGTGAACAGCCTTCTATACTGATATAATCTCTAGGAGATAACTTGGCATAAAAGTTACCTGCATAATTCAAATCCCATAAGAATACATTCTTGTGATAAATATTTCCATGAATGCCCGCATCGTCATAATCAAATCCTCCAATAGCATTAGGAGAAGATTGATACATTTCACAATCTCTTACATTTCCTGCATAAGTACCATTTACTTTTAGATTAGTCTTTTCTACGTAGCGAGTTCCAGAATAATTATTGCCATAAAACATCAGGCCGTTTATCCAAGGATTACCAAAGCTTGTATTCACACTTTCCCAGAAAAAGGGACAGTTTAAATTTCTGAAAAAGTTATTTGTAAACCAGCACTCAGTACAGGTATAATCACTGCTTCCTTCAACATATCCACCAATTCCAACTCCATGCGCTGCCGATTGATAAAAAGCACATTTGTCTATTGTTCCAACTACGCTATGATTTACCAGTCTGATATAAGGTGTAAAATCTCCTTTTCCTGCCTGATTATCAAAGAAGGATATTTTTTCAATATTATAATACGGACAATCTATTAATTCAAAAACAGGGAAGTCTCCAGAAGGGATTATATTTGACGTATATTGACTTTCTCCTACAATATTAATATAAACATTAGAATTTGGAATTGTAATTGTAGCATCTGCAATATAGCCCGTTACTCCTGAAGCAATAGCTGCAACTTTTATTGTCCTTCCCGATGAACCAACTACGTCAAGACATGATGTAAATACGTTTGAAAAAGATGCGTTTTCAAATTCTGTTAATTCTGTTTCACCGCTCTTAGATTTATAAACGCTACCAACTTTATGAATAAGGCATCTATAATCCATTTTTGAATTAACTTCGCCTATTGTCATTTCCTTTCTCTCTCCTTTCAGTATCCTCTTGCTTTAATCCACATGCCTCTAAATGTCATGTTTTTTAATACCGCTGGATTTACTTCCTGAACCACACTATGCCAGTAAAGATTAGCTGTTCCTGCTGGAATTTCTGTCGTATCTGTTCTTGTAAATAGTACAGTATTTGCAAAATTACTAATTGTTACGGTCATACCTCCAGCAGCACTTCCAGCAAATTCTATAAAATAATTTACGGAAGCAGTAGGTACGGGAACAGTTGTATCAATTACATTAACTGCTCCCGAATTATCATTATAAAATAATTGATAAGTTGTGTCAGTACTTCTATAACCGACAATATAACATGGAACTCCATCAGGAAATAAAGTTGCTAACGTATCAGTTTCAGGAATTAAATTATTTGGCCCAAATCCAATAAAAAGACGTTCATCGCTTAATGTAATTCCTCTCGATATGAATAATATTTTAAGATTAAAATTCTGATTTCTTACAATAAGTCCTCTATCAATTATTATTATTCCTGCACTTGCACTTAATAGCGGATGTGTATAATAGATATGATATGCACTGTTTGAATCAACTCCAATATCTATACTCCTATTAAGTTTTGTGAATCCCCGTAAGAGACCGATGCCTTCAGGATTTTTAGCTGTTGGAAGATATTCTCCGTATGATTCGATTAATCCGTATCTTCTAATGACATTATCAATTGGCTGATAAGTAGTACCGTCATAATATGAAAATGTTTGTCCTGCTTGACCTGAATTTGGAGTAGGATCGTATGACATAATCTTTCTTGCAGTAGCCATCATAGGCGGGTTGTTTCCAATATCGCCCATTTTTTTAATCCTCCTTCTTAAGCAGCAGTATCACAATCAATATTTACTACTGTAGTATCATTATTATTAGCTGCCGCTGCTGCATTACAAATTCGTTTATACCAGATTGCAAAACTCTGACCGAATGGAATATTTGGTGGTGCTAAACCAGTAGCATAATTTATTGCTGTATTAACAAAAGTTACTCCAGCAGGGGCAGTATTTTCATCTGCGATAGTAGGTTCAGTCCCATTAACAGAAGCAGTACCTAATCCAATTTCCCAGGTATCATCAGGACTGGTACTGTTAGCAGAAATGTAAACTTTAATGTTCTGCATTGTTAAACTTGCATGGGCATTATGAATGTATATGCACCTGTATTCAGTATCACCGACTAAACTTTCGCTACCTGCAATATCATCAAAAATATTATTCATTGTATTATCTACTGTTTGAACTGAAGACTTTGCTCCTCCCAGAGAAGCGTTTACGTTAGCATTAGCTGCACCTCCGCTTAAACGAATTTGAATATCAGTTGCTACAATTGGCATCTTTTTACCAAAGATAAAAATAATTTAAAACAAAGTGAGAAGTAATTTCTTTTATTGACTTATGCAGCTTGTAAAGCCTTGACTACAAATATTATTAAGATAACTCCGCCAATTACCGCTACTATAACTCCGATAATATAAATAATATATTCAAATCCATAATGCATGATTATCAGGCCGACAAATAGCAGCACAATTCCAGTAATTAACAGGTCAATTCTGAGCATTTTACTTTGGTAATTCTTTTTCGGCTTCTTTTTTTTCTGTACTTTTTGCAACCATGTGACTGCCTGATGATCTAAGTCGGTCTATTCCTACTGCTGAAAGAAATGTTAAACCGAGAGTAAGTAAAAATTGTCCAGTTGCCATAGTTTCGGGATCTGCAACTGTAGCTGTCAGTCCAAGTCCCAATCCAGATAGCGCTCCTACAATCAGAGCATTTCCATGTTTTCTCCCTGAAAAACTTTCGCCACTTGCATTAAAAGCCATCCAGCTTGATAAAAATCCTCCAGCAATACCAACTGCTATAGAAGCAAGAACTGCTACCGTTTCATCAACCATCTTTAACTAAATTTTTAAGGTTTTAAGAAGGCATAAGAAGTATAATTAAAAAAAGAAAAAAGAAAAATTAGTTATTGTTGATTTGGTTGGAATCCTCCTGTCTCGTTTCCTGATGGTGGAGTTATCACTGTTTCATTAGCTGGTGGTGTTACGGTTGAATTCTCAGGTGGAATAATTACAGTTCCGTTAGAAGGTGGAACAACAACTGTTTCGTTTGTCGGTGGCGTTATGACTGTTTCATTTCCGCCTGGCGGTGTGATTACTGTTTCATTACCTGGAGGATTTGGTATTGTCTCATTACTTACTGGCGGAACAGTTTCATTAGCTACTGGTGGCACTGTCTCATTTGCATTAGGAAGAATTGGACCTGTTTCATTTCCTGTTTGATTTACAGGTGGAACTTCTGTCGTTGTATTATTTTCGCCACCTATCACAGTACCGTTATCTACCTTAATAGTTGCATTTTCACCTGCTATTCCTGGAGGACCACGTTCACCCTGAGCACCCATTGGTCCCTGTGGACCAATATCTCCTTTTTCACCTTGAACTCCAGGTTCACCCTGAGGACCCTGAGGACCTACCTGACCGTTATCTCCCTGAGGACCCTGACTGCCAGTTTCTCCAACTGGACCCTGTGGACCTGTCTCGCCTGCTGGACCCTGTGGACCTGTCTCGCCAGGTGGACCCATTGGTCCCTGACTGCCAGTAGCGCCCCCGCCACCAGTAGCACCGCCACCAGGATTAACTATAGTAATTTTACAACCCTTACAATCTATTGTCAGCTTATCTGTTTTGATTTGTTTTGATGAACTAGCTGCGCTACTAGTTCCGATTGCGCTCGTACCGATAGCAACAACCGACGCTATCAATAATACGCTTATGAAAAGTTTCGATGAATTCATCAAGCATAAGTTAAGCAGGCAGATATTAAAGGATATTAGCTTTTTCCATTATTCGGTAGCTTAAAAATAATATTTTCCAAGCGATCTATTTTCTTATTTTGCTGCTGAACAATCATTTCTAATTTTTCAGCCAGTGCTTTAATATCGAGTTTTTCACTTAATTCATCTTCTCTTGATTTACGGTTATCCTTGGCAATTTCTCTTAATTTAAAAAATATTCCTGCTACTCCTACAGCGATCCCACTTATTATTGAAATGGATACTATTGGAAAATGAGCAGCAATAACTTCATCGGCAGATGACAAATCTTTATTTTTTTATCTTTTAATTAAATTGACTCTCGATAGTCATGCTACCAGTACCGTGTTTTATTGTCAATCTGTTTGGAACAGGTATATCCGTATTTAGATTCCATGATTTTGGATCTGTATTTTCATTAATATCTTCAACATCTGTCACTTCTTCTGCGGCTATAGTTCCTTCTGTCAGTATCAGTAAATCATCTTTTGCTTCTTCTTTCAGTTCTCGAATTTTATCCAGAAATTCGGGGCCATAAGCTTTAAGACAATACATTGCAGCTATTGTAATTTCTAATTGAACACTATGATCATATTCAACATCAGTTGCTTCAAACGGAGCATCCAGTAATCGTTTAACTGAAAGTTGAATTTTAGAATATGCAGATTTTATTTTTCCTGCTATTGCAGTATCAGGATAATCTAAAGGTAATAAATTCCCTGTTGCAAGTCTGACAGCATCCCACCCAGGCTGACCATCATTATAAACCATTTACCTTTTTTCAGGGCATAATTTAACATGAGATGTATTTCTTGTACAAAAATTATTGATTTAATTCCTGCATCTGCTTATTTGCAATTTTTTGTAATTCTGTAAGTTCTTCTTTCGTAAATACTGCCTGCTTTGCTTTTGTAGTAGCGATCCAAGCTTCCTGATTTGTTATCATCTTTTTTTTAATCAGGATTTCCATCAGTTCACCGACAAGTCTTTGAGTATAAACATTAAACTTTTCTTTCCTGCTTAATTCTTCTCTGAGATCTTTTAATGTTGCCTGACGTACTTTTTCATGATATGCAAATGCAGCATTAACATCTTCTTTATCTGCCTTATGGTTTAAACTCATTCGTAATCCCCATGTCCACAATTCAAGCAGTTATACCAATCCTTTCCCCAAGGAACATGACATTTAGAGCATCTTAAAACAGAACTCATTTTGTTGCTCTCTGTAAAATTTCTTTGATATGTGCTCCTGAAAAACCGCCACTGGTAAGCAGAACATCTGTGCATTGATTCCATGTTAAGTTTTTGAACTGATCATAAGTTGCATAGTCTCTACGGTCAGGAGTTCTAATAAGATATTTAACAAGTTCAGGATCGGTATTTATTTTCTTTAAGATACTATCTACAGTAGCAGGAGTAAAATCAATATCATAAATTATATCTGAATCACCTTCTTTGTATCCACTTATCTGATGAGATTCTTCATCAATTACAGGTTCAAGATTTTGTTTTCTCCAGATACCTTCAATATTTCCCCTGACCTGTATTTTTTTTCCAAGCCAATCTTTACCGAACCAATCTTCTGTATAAGTCAGGACTTCACGCATCTTGTTTGTTTCTGCATCTAAGATGCGTTCCCTTTTCATTGTTTTAACCTGTCTGAGTATTGGATATTTTTCTGAAACTATTCCTGCAAACTGTCTTGATTTCTTATTGTCATAATTACGTGGAATATCAAGGCCATTTTCAATATATGATTTATAACTCTTATCGTTATATTCAATAACTGGTTTTTTCTGTTCTAAACTCTGTTCTGGTTTTTTAGTACTTATGCTACCTTTGACCATTCTCTTTATACTGAATAAGAAAATAAAAAAGGAAAGTTATAACTATTTCTTAACTTCTTTTGCAGCAGCTTCTTTCATCTGCTTCTCTTTTTCGTAAACTTCCGCAGGCAATTCTATCGGTTCATCATATTGCCATTTGCCGTCATCCTTGAGTTCCTGATATTCATCCTGTAACATTCTTTTTCTTCTTCTTTCATCTACGTGAGCAAATTCAACAAGAGATATTCCCCTGCCTGTAAGTTTTATAAGAAGCTTATCATAATTTCCTTTTTGTTCTGCTGTTTCGCTACTGGTAGCAGTTGGTTTTGCTTGCGGTTGTGATTGTGGTTGTGTTCTGGAAGACATTTCTATGCAGCTATTCCCGTCACCAAGTAGATAAGAGTATCATCAACAGTCTTTGCATTGAAGTGATTCTTCATTACAACCTTTGTATTTTCGTGATCTTCGTTCCTTACAGTGTATTGAATTAATGCTGCCCTGAATACTTTCAAGGCATTACTGTTAAGTGCATATCCATCAGTCATACTATCCATCGCATCTTCTCTTGCCCATGTTACGTTAGAAGCAAATGGGAAAGGACCGACTTCACCGCTTTGATCTGCTATTGTTGGAGGTATCACAGATGTTGGATTAAGTATATCGTTAGTTATGTATTCATTGTATATGTAGCTCTTTGATATGAATAGATTCCAAGGCAGTTTTAAGCTTGAAAATATTGTTTTCAAGTTCTGTATTACTGGTAGCGGATTTGTTGTTGAAGCTGGCGGACTTCCTGTTCTAGCACCAAAATCAACTCCTGCTGTAGTATGAGCAGTATTATTCTCAATTTCTTCTGCTGTAACTTCATTTTCATTTGCTAATCTTGCATCTGCTAACAATGCTACTAGACTCTGGAAAGGATTTCCACCGTTTATAACTTGTTTAGATCTATCTGTCCATCCGACAGCACCACCGCCCTTAGGCACATTGACAGTTATCGTACTGCCTGTTCCTTTGCTTGGTTCAGGAGTTGAAGATTCAGGTAAGTTGTTATACCATTTTATGTCGGCAGATTGAGTTGCCCATTTGCCTGATAAGTTATCAAGCTGTATGGATTCAAACAGGCCAGGTAGAATACCAGTCCTTATAGGGGATTCTGCATTTTCTCCGACAACAACTAGGTTCTGGAAGTTTGTATAATCTAATGATGTAATCATTGCCGCAGCTCTTGATTCATCTTTGCTACTAGCTGACCTGTCACTTTCATGCAGAACACCTTTTGCTAAATCTTCGAAACTCATGCTTGTTCCAGGTACTTTTTCAGAAGTAAATACATCGGACAGTTCAACTATTTGACTTTGAATACTGCCAGCTCTGTCATCTCCTTTTGCTCCCATGCCTTTGCCGCCTGACATTTCCATCCAGCGTCTTGCATTCATTACTTTTGTTTCATATTCGAAATTGTCGCCATCTGCACTGTCATAGAGATATACCCAACCATTTGTAGCTCTCCAGACATATCCATTATAATCTCTTTTTAAGACCATTTTACTATCACTCCATCCTCCTTTCTTAAGCGATCCTCACCCGTATTTTTTCGTCGAGTGCTGCATTAGTCGGAGTATTAAAGAGACCGACTCCTTCTCCTTCGTGACCTTCATAAACGTACTCATTAACACCAGTAACAGCAGTACCACCAGCAGCTATAAATTTGCCCGATGCATCAGGAATACATCTTCCGCCAGGATTTATTGCGCCTCCTGCCTGAACATACATAGCAACTCCTTTTCTAGTTTCTACTTGAAGGGTTGGATCTGAATCTGAATTTAATGGATATTTATTTGGAATTATTCCAGTTCTTGCGGTTGCACTGCTACCTGCACCAGTAATAGCCCATAGACCTGTTGCCTGAGTATGAAAAACACCCTTACCAGGCAGAATAGTGCTACCACCTGTAGTAGCCTTTTTGCCTATCTCAACATTATGGTTCAGGTCTTGGCTGTTTGCGTAATCACCGAGATTAACTACCATTTTATTCTTCTACCTGCCTTCCCCGCAGAAATTTCTGCCGTAGTAAATAAACTTCGTTCCGTATCTCAGGAACAGAAGCTTGTCTTGTCGTTGAATCGTCTTCATTATAATTCGGACTGGTAAATTTAGGCTTCTTTGGCTCTTTATCTAAGCTGGAAGCAGACCTTTCTTTTTCCTTTGATTTTGCTTTCTTTGCATCTTTGTCATTTCCGCTACCATTTTCTTCATCTTCTTTTTCTTCTTCCTTAGCTTCGGCCTTTAATTCTGCCTTAATTTTTTGTTGAAGCTTGGGAGTTAATTTTTCAGTATAAAGTTTTAACATTTTAACGGTCTTCATATCAAGCTTTGAATAATCCCTGATTTCCTTATCTCTCTCTTTTTCGTCATCAAATACCGAGAATAAACCACTTAAGATTTCTGCTTTTCTTTCGTTCTCCATTTCGGTAACTGCATCAGCTCTCTCTTTTAATCTGTCTAGTTCTTCCTTGGAAATACTGACAGTTTCATTAAGCTTGGGAGCATCGGTCAGACCTTTTTGTGGATCTGTTGTAGGATTAGTTTTATCTTTAATTACTATGCCACCTGTATCGGGAACAGGTTCAGGCTTAGCCGTTGGTTGATCAGCCATACTATGAGGAGTTGAAGCGATTCTTGTTAAGTGAGAAGTAATTAGTGCGGAAAGCTTTTCGTCACAAATATCGCTACTAGAAGCAACTAAATCTTTAAAACACTTTGATTCGTTGCCTGAGCAGAACTTTGTAATTATTGCCTGAGGACCATAAGCACCCCTGATAACTAAGTTCAGTCCAAGTGCTTCCCAATCTTCCCAGATTTCGTTTTTACCTTTATTTACACCGATATGCGGTGAAACATCATATCCGTTCCAGGTCTTTTGTCCTTCGTTATGTAAAACAGAAGCGCTACGAGAATTAGAAAGCTTTGTAATTCCATCGTAGTAGTAATCTTCAGGACTATCAGGATAATAAAAGGGGCCAACTAATTCTTTGATTTTACCATGACTTGCATTTTCATAAGCCTTAAGAATTTCTTCTCTCGTTCCTTTCCAGTGTCCTCCGCCACCCTGTGAAATCGGCTTTTGAATTAATTCAGGAATAATTGCAAAGTTTTTTCCAATAAAACTTTTAACTTTATCATGTCCTGTTTTTCTGTCAATCTTCCATCCTGCATCATTATCTTTTGTACTGATTAAAAATGACCTGAAAAACTTTCCATCTTCATTCTCAAATGTTGAGATTCTTGGATTCTCAGATTCTAAGATTAAGGACAATATAGAAAAGTTAATTTAAATCAATGTTGAGAAGTATGATTGCTGTCTGACTTGCTTGCTATGCTGGTCTGATTGACTGAGAGTTGAAAGAAAAAGTACGTTGTCATCGTCGTTGCTAGTCGCTAGTGGCTAGAACTCAGGCGAAATCCTGAGCACTGGGTTTTCTAATACTTTCCCAGTCATTGAAGCCACTAGCATTTTTATTTCTTGTACATAATTCTGTTAATTCTGATTTTTTTTAATTAAACTGCCTTTGCTTTGTCCACAAGGTCAGTCTTTGGATTAGTAGCTTCTAGCCCATTCATGCTTGCTAAAATGAAAAAGACTGTTTTAAAAATGCCGACTCTTTTTCAGACCACATCCATGTCTAGAATTGGAGGGGGGATCTGTCGGCTTCCTAAAAATATTATTTATATTATTAAATTTAAGTTTTATTTTTCTTCTAGAATAACACGACAGAAATAAACTCCGCAGTAAGGATCAAAGAAATCAAATTCAGTTGAATATAATAACTGCTTCTTAGATAAGGATTGAAACCATTCGTTTATTCTCTGCTGAAAATCTTCAGGAGATTCACTATTATTAGAATAAAAATATTGAACCTGTGCCCATTTCTTTTTTACTTTTCTTTTCGTTTTTTTAACTGGCAAGGAAAGCAGAGACTTCTTTCTGAACAGGAACTAAGATACACCTGCAATGCGGATGCATCGGAGGATCTGGTTTATCAGGTTCATCAATTTTAAAAACTGCTCTGTTTAAAGGTTCACAGATTGCAGGATCAACATCTTGATCTTCTTTTGTTAAAAACATCTCCATCATTTCATCAAGCAGCTCTTGAAGATTATCGAGTATGGATAATTCGCCAAACGGTTCATCAATTGTAGAAGAATCAGTTAATGGATCGAAATCTGTAAAACTGCTTCCTGTTCTAGTAGTGCTTCCTGCCCTGGTAGCAGTAGGGGGGGAGGGCAGGATATTTTTTAATTTAGAATCTATAGCTGCATTATATCCTGAATAAATTACGAAAGATGAAATCTTAACTATAGCTGCTAATTTATCAAATCCTTTTTTAGTTTCTAAAGTTATTTTTTGCTGTCTTATCTGATTTTCTCTCTGTAATAATTTAGTAACAGTTATCCAGAATGAATCTATCATTTCTTTGCTAAGGTCTTTAATTGTTTGAATATCAGTACCAGACATGAACAGCTCAAAAGCAGGAATTCGTTTCTTTATCAAGTTTTCAACTGCTGTCAGGCCGACAAGATAAGAATCCTGAGTATATTTTCTTATTATGCCGTATATTGAAAATTGCAGCTTATTATTAATTTGAAAAGATTCAGCAGGTAATCCAAACCTTATCATTATGTTAATAAAAGGTTGGAGTTTATCTGCTAATTCGTTTTCAAGTGTTACCAGTTGGGATTGAATTAACCTGCTTGTTTGAACTGGTGCTCTTACCATTGGTAGCATTATCTCCGTTATTATTTACTAGGTTTTGAATTGCATCCTGATTAATATTTCCATTTCTCAGCTTATCAATTTCATTTCTCTGCTGTTCAATTATCGAATTTGCTTCTGCTAATTTTGAATCCAATTCTTCCTTCCTTATTCTGGAAGCAATATCTTTTCTTCCAATATCATCTGCAATATCGGCTCTATTGAATACATTCATGTCAAACAGCATTTTATCAGCAGTTATTATTTTATCTCTTGTCGAAAAGTCAATATCTGGAAATGTAACTTTTATCTTATAATCAGATTCAATAACATCTTCAACAGGAATCTTTAAGAAATCTGCCAGCATTGGATCGTACCAGTATGTTTCAAGTATGTCCTGCAACCATGTCCTGTATCTTTCTAAAATTCCATTCTTGAAAACCTGTAGCACCTGATCAGCAGTAGCAAAAGTTGCAGTTTCTTCAAACATCATAAAAAGTGGTAGCGACATTGACATGCAAATATATTTTGCCAGTTCAACCATGACCTGTGGAAGTTCCATTAAGTTTCTTCCCAAGTCAAATACCTGCGCAACTAAATCTTTTTGATTATGCATAAACCAAGTTGAGGCTTCTAATTCCTTTTTCATTTCTTTGATTACACTTTTTTTAGAAGTGCCACTGAAAATGATACCGAACTTTGCCCAGACCTGGCGGACTGATTCAGGCATATCTTCATCTAAGATTACATTAATAACCTGCGCTGCTGATAATACTGTCCATACTGCACTACTGCCTGAATAGTTACTGTTATCTATAACGTTATTATCGTCATGAAATGCAGGAACTAAATCAATTGCCTTATAGTTTTTAATTCCTTTGAACCTGCCTAAGTCATATCTTATGCCTTCAAATTCATAAGTTACTTCATCCATCCGTACTTCCTGAATTCTTAAGGAGTTCAGGTGTTTCAATGCCATCGGTTGTCCGTATATAGGCCAATCTTTATCAGGTTCAAATCTTTCAATTCCTAATATGTTCCTGCCAAACAGGAGCGAATTAATAATTAACTTGTTTGTATTGCCCCATAAATGACATCGCTTATTTGCCCTGATAACTTTCTGTCGCCATTTTCTTATCTTTGAACTTTGAAGATCAGCATTAATTTTTTCAATCTCCTGGTCGGTAGCACCTTCAAGTCTTTCGTCATTAGCGACAATTTCAAATCCTGTCCTTTTTGGATTTATCATGCTGGCCGAAGTATCAAGACAGCGGCGAACTATTCCGTTGTTTACATATTCATTTGCACACTGTTCTAACTGCTCCCTTGTAAGGATACTTCTTAGAGTATTGGTTGAACTTGCAGCTCTACCACGCCAGTATATTTCTCTTGCAGCATGGTTAGATCTCTGACTGCCCTTTTGTAAGGAAACAAAAATTGGATCTTCTTTAACTGCTACTGATTGTGACACTGTTGCCATGTTTAATAGCATAATATTAAAAAGATTTCAAGTGAGAAGTAAAAACGGGAACAGGGGCGAGGCGTAGTGCAACCTCTGAAGAAACCAATACAAGTTAGTCACGCAGTATTGAGCGTTTCACTAACCTGTTCCCAAAAATAAAATTAAGTAATACTGTATTTTTTATGATTAAAAGTTAAGCTGTACCATGCGGCACTTTATGCCGCATACAAAATTCTTTCATTTTATTATATCGAAACTTGTAATTTCTCCACCTTCCAGCAATTCTTTCTGAAAAGGGATTGGGTAGAGTTTTTAAGGCTCTAAATCCAATCCTGCCTTTGATGAGAAGACAATTTCTATTACCTACGGTACTAAAAAAGTCTAAGCCTTTTGTATTAGGAATCTGTCAGTGTGGTTGTAATGAAAACATATCAATAAAATGTGCTGCTAATTGGAACCGATTAAAACAGTTTAAACGTGGACATAATACATTGAAAGGTTCTAATAATATTTTTTGGAAAAGTGGAATAAAAATACAAAGTGGTTACCGTCTTATTTTAACTAATTATTCATTAACAAGAAGAAAATATATTTTTGAACATAGATTAATCTGGGAAGAATATCATAATGCAATACTGTTACCTTGGGGTATAATTCATCATAAAGACGGAAATAGACAAAATAATATCTGGTATAATCTGCAAGGCATGACAAGAAGAATACACATATTATTACATAAATCATAAAACTGTTTTAGTATAATCTGAAATTTCTCCTCCTGCTTTTAGTTCTGCTTGAATATCAGAATCTACTGCTGCAAGCTGCTTCTTTCTTAATTTCTTTTGCGTTCTGTTTTGAAGAGCGCTCCTGTCTATTTTCCTGCTTGTTCCAATCGGTTCAAATATGCCCTGAGCAAAATCAAACGGTGATTCTATCAATTCATATTCTGAATCTATTTGCAGTTCTCCTTCTCCTCTTGCTTCATATCTTGGAATTACTGTACCGCATTTACCACACTGCAACCAGTTATCAGCATCATGCGGAATTATGACAGGTTCATCAGGATGATCAGGATCAGGTAAATAGATTCTTTTTCCAAGTTTATTATGTATTCCTAATTGCTCGCAGTTAGCACACCATTTGATATTACTTCTACTTTCTTCATCAGTAGCAATATCTGTTACATCTAAAATCCCTATTCGAGACCGTCTTGTTATGCCTGGCACTTTTTCAAACAGGAATAACACCAGTATGTTATATATCCATTGTCGCATAATTTCCATCCTAATATTTCAAAATGTTTTTTACATGAATAACAATAATCATCTAATCGGTAGCCAATCCTTTTTACTTCATCCTGTTCTGCAACCTGTTTATAATATTCCTGCATCATTTTTTCAGGTGTCATAAATAATGTTCTCTGACATCTTCAGGATAATTTAATTTAATATTATGTTTTACCAGATGCCAGTATAAACCCATAGCATATCCTATTCTCTTACCGCAATGCTTACATTTCAAATAATCCCAACCCCAATCAATCGGAATCATAAATCAAATATACAATCTTTTAGGCTTCCATTTATAGTAATGACATAAACAACTACAATGAACTGTCCAGTAACAGTTATGACAGTTTAAAGTTAAGCATGCATCTGATTTAATTATAACATCGTTAAATGTCACTGCCGAACTTCACAGACCTTAAGGCCATCCTGACTGAATCGAGATCATCATCATTTGTTGTTTGATTTTTATCCAAGTACCATCTATCTGCTCTTGCGGTACGGAGCGCTATTATCAGTTTTTCATATTTAGTGGGAATTGCTAAATGTCCTGCTGCTATAAGCAGGTAGAGATTTTCAAGCATCTTTCCATGATCAGTTCTAAAATTAACAGGAATTATTTTGTTCTGTTGCGGCGATACATTTCTCTCTGATTCCCATGTCTGAGATTCATTAAACTTATACTTACAAGTGTTTACAAAACCCCTGTCTGCTCCATCAAGCATCCACCATAAATTTACATACTGATTTGAAAGTTCATGCATCCTGTTCGCTACTGTTTCAGGGGTTGATTTATCAAAACTTTCGTAATAGATAAGTCGGGCACATTGTTCTTCTTTCATTATTTCAAAAATATAAACAGGAGTTATCTTTGACCAGCCTGGATCAACACCACCGAAATGATATGTATATTGATTAATCGGAATCTCTTCCAAGGATTCCCCTAATTCAGTAGCGTATGTTACATCTCTCTCGGCAAATACGTTACCGATTCCACCTAAGAATGAACCTTGATAATACTGTGCATAAAGTGGACCGAGTTCTTTTTTCTGCTGCTCTAAGAATTCCCTGCTTATTACATTAGCTTCTATTGCATCTTCGTCTATAATTAAAAATACTTTGAAATTCGGATCATGTCCATCTTTATATTCTTCGTACCATTCGTAAAATTTACCGCTTGGTCCATTCGGAGGACCTTCTATCATCATTTGTCCATTAGTATTTGCAAGTCTGCCTTTTGCTGCTGCATAAACAGCAGCGTCATCTACAACAGGAGCGATCGCTGGATCAGATATGTGAACTCTGAAAGCATTCTTCCATGACCAAAGGGATTGCTGCCTGAAAGTCAGGCCGATTATTCTGCTCGGCCTGAAAGGATTATCGGGATTCTTAACGAATATCGTACTCATTTTAGTTTGTTCCTCTCGAAAGAACAACTCTTTAGAACTCGTGATTAAATATTTTCTATACTTTGGGGAATCTGCAACAGCACGTTTTAAAGTATAGATATGTTCATTTGCATGCTGTTGTGTTTGCGCTACTATCAGACAGTCCTTACCCCTGCCTACAGAAATGGTCTGTTGAAAATCATGCAGGAGTTCGGAAGTTGTAAATCCTGATTTCTGACATTTATCTACCAGAACAGTTTTAGCAGGACAATCCCAAGCTGTATATTGATAAGGTGCAAGTTCTTCTATGTATTCATTTGTTATCTGATGCCTTAACTTGCCAAAATCGTGATAAAACTCTCTTGCTTTTTCTGGAATATATTCGGGTTCAATATGGTACGGAACTCTAGTAGCAAACTCATCTTCGTCTGCTTTATCTTCAGACTGTAAGAGGCTTTGAATCGCTCTGAATACTGGTAGCATGTTCCTGTTTCTCCACTTTATCTAATTTTGCTTTTAATGCAGAAATAATTGGAGTGCCTAATCCCAATTCCGTTAGCAGTTTAATATTTTCTCTCATGTCATTTTTTAATTTAAGTACGTAATCACGATCTCTTAATACTGCTGTTGGATTATCTCTTGGCGGTACTGTTGGCCTGCTTATTTCAGTTATGAATTCTCTCAGACTATCGTTTTGAATTCTCATTGCATCTTCAATCTGCTTCTTATGATGAATAACGAAACCAATTCTTGTGAAATGATTAAGCCAAATCTGAACATTTTTATCGGAATTAACTTTAGCATGTCTGACCTTGTAAGCAGATAAAGAAATCGGTTTGAATCTTATTGCAATATACTGCATGCCTTCAGTCTGAGTTAAGCGATAAGTTACGCAATCAGCCATGAGTTCATCTAATAATTTTACTTCTGATTTTTTAAATCCCATTCTTCAAAAGCTCTCCCTTTATTCTGTCAGATATACTTTTAGCGCCTCTGCAATATGATAAATCATATTTGGCGGAACACTGTTCCCTAATCTAGTCCTTGCTTCTATTGTTGAAAGGAATTTATAATCGTCAGGAAAAGAGCAGAGTCTTTTAATTTCTGCTGTCGTGATTTTGCGGTGTTCAATTGGATGATATAACAAGTGTGCCTGGCCTGTTACTGTTGGAGAGGGCTTATCATAACTCAGTCTGATAGAATTCCATCCATTTCCTGTCGGATCTATGTCACAACTTGCCTGTCCTTCCTTCAACAAATAAAGCAGTTTAGATTTTACATGGTCAGGTTGTAAGCTTGCAGCTTTAAGTTCTTCTGCTGTATTTTCTAATCCTGCTACGGCCTGACGAAACGTTATTTGTGGAAATGTTTTTAAAAATTTCTTAATATCTCTTGAAATATTTGGAGCAATATCTTTTCTAATTCCAATAAAAAAAATTCTCTCTCTTGATTGCGGTACTTCAAAGTCTTTTGCATTTAACAGATATGCTTTAACATCATAATCTAATTCTCGCATTGTTTTTAAAATTCTGTTAAAGTATCCTTTTGCTTTTCCTATAATCAGTCCTTTAACATTTTCTGCTAGGAATATTTTCGGTTTAATTTCATTAACAAGTCTTATGAATTCAAAAAATAGATCTGTACTGATTTGTTTCTTATGATCGCCAACATGCTCATAACTTCTATTCCAGCTTTTATCTCTAAGTCCTGCCAGTGAAAAAGGTGTGCATGGCGGTGATCCGTCAAGTATGTCAAGCTGTCCGACTGCTAGACCTGTTTTATTTAATATGTCGTTACCTGTTAAATTCCTTATGTCTGCCTGTAATACAGGAACATCAGGTATATTCATTTGATATGTTTTAATTACATTAATCTCCCAATCGGTAGCAAGCAGAATATTAAATCCAGCTTTCTTATATCCCAGACATGAACCGCCACAGCCTGAAAATGTCGAAATTACATTTATCATTCATTATGTTACCAAGAATATCCACATTCTGGGCAGGTAGTTTTGGTATCCTGAAAATCTAATTCTTTATTACTGTCCAGGTTAAGCTGGTCTTTATGTCTTTCAATTATAAACTCTAAACTTTTCTCTGGTACTGCAATAAGTTCAGCTAATCCTTTTAATCTGTCACTTTCAAACAGCAGCAGAAGTTCGGAAGCATCCTTAAGTTTATCATGACTGCCTCTCAATTTGTTCATGACCTGACGCAATTCTCTACGGTCAATGTCAGAATCAAGCGGAATTATAAAGCATGGAATTTCTTTCAGTCCCCATTCTTTGTAAGTAGCTGCTCTATGTGCTCCATCTACAATTTCATTATTTTGATTTACAATTACTGGTACGAGATTACCAAACTTTTGAAAGGATTCTTTTAATCCGTTAATCTGCTGTTCTGTCATAACATTCGGGTTGCTTTCATCAAACTTTAAATCCTCTACAGGGATAGATTTAAGCTCATATTCTACTGGTTTTTTATGCAGTTTAATATCAGGATTTGCTACTTTTTGCATTATGGTTTTATTCCTGTAAATTTCTCATAACATATATTACAAATTTTTATGCCAAAATATTTCGTATAATTAAAAGTCCTCAGATCACAATTTGGACATCTGTATGATTTTATTTTTGTTACTTCTTGCATGTGCATTTCAACTTTTCTTTTTCTTCTTTCGTGAATAATCTAAGACGCCTTAATCCATGTTCTGCATATCCTTCATCTTCAACTCCTATTGCTGTATGCCTTGGACATTCGTCATCTCTGACTTCTCGAACTACATGCTCTTCAAATTCTGCAATATTTGTTGGTTCTTGAAATGTCATATTTTATTGTAAACCATTGAAGGATTTAATATTATCCAGTCCTTTATTTTCATCATATTTTATCGGTACGTTATACGGTTTAATCGGTCTTAATGTTTTAAGAAGATCTTTTACTGCAATACGGTAACCTTTCCAGTTTCCTTTGTTATCAAACTCTTCCTTGATTTCGTAGAGTTCATTAATGTCTTTAATCATTCTGCTTCCTGTTCTGCTACTACTTCTTCTTTTTCTTCTTCTGTTCCTTCTGTAACAAATGGATCAGGTATAAATTTATTATATTTTACACTAAATGCGTTTTTGAATCCTTCATTTCTGATTTTTAAATCTCTTACATCTTGTGATGGTTGCGCTGTTTCGCTCAGGTCAATTCCATATATATCAACTGCATCCTGAATGATACTTTCTTTAGTAACTCCTATTAACGGTGCTGAACAATTAATATAAGACAGGTCATTTAATTTCTGGAAGTAATCATGCTTTTTATTTGGAATTCCTTCAAGTGCTTCATTGTAATTAGCTGCGAAATGAATTACATTAACTCTATTTTTTTCTGCCCATTCTAGTATTGGTAACATTTTAGTTTCATCTCCATCGGAGTCATCAATATCAAAAGTCTGAATATCGTTTTTAATTTTCAGATCATCTAAGAATTTTAACATCTCAGTATTATCTCCATTTCCTAAAACTATTGGAAATATTTCTGCATCTTTTGGCAGAGTTTTAGCAAGTTGATAAAGCATAACTGTCGAATCAATCCCTCCCGTAAGGACTGCTCCATGATTAACCCTGCTTAATTCTTCCTCTGTAAGTTGTTCAGGCGGTTTAAAAGACTGGTCTATCGGTACTGGAGTTTCTAAATTTTCCTGCCATTCTGAACCTGATCCTTTGCTACTGGTAGCAGTTGTTTTCTTACTCTTTCTTGTCATACAGGTTGTTCATCTCCGTCTTGCATGTTATTAACTATCTCAAAAGTCGGTATTTTCTTATTAATTTCATGAATTGCTTCAACAACAGATTGAATATTGATAAAATATTCCTTTACTTTTGATTCAAGTTCAACGTGAATTTTACCTGCTGTCCTGATTCGGCTCATTAATTCCCTTGCAGAAAAATTCCATTCATCTTCTGAATTTAATTTAAGAATAACTGAAAGCTTATCTGTAATTTCTTCAATTGAGTTTTCAATTTCCTGTTGTTCGGCCATTTTCATTTCAAGATTCCTTCTGTAAATCAACGGACAGTGCAATTTTTCTTGCATAAATCCGTTTATCTGTTTCAGTAATTCTATGCTCTAAGGCTTCATAAATTCCTGGTAAATTATTTACAAGTATCTCTGCTTTGGTAATGATTGGAATTTTATTATCTCCACATTGTTCTCGAGTTAATCCCCTTAACTTTCCTTTAGTTCCACCGCATGTCGGACATCTCCATTTTGTAATTGAAAACCAGTCCCATTCCATTTCTGCATTACAATCAGGTCTTTCTCTGCCTGTTTCATCATCCCAACAGGCATCACAAATCATGGTCTCTATTTCGTCAAGTACGGCAGCTCCATGTTTTGATTGATGAAACATATATTTTATGCGTGATAACCATTGAGTTGTTATCAAACTGGCCTTTAAATTGGTAATGTCTCTAATTAAGAGACCAAACTCCTGCCAGCCAGTTGCCCAGTATCTTTGTTTTTCGGGTGGCCCTGGGAATTCATAAACGTAATCCTGATATTTTTTAAGTGCTGAATTTCTCAGCCATTCAATTGCCTGCCATTCGGTACTGAATTGTGGCCTTGACTTGGGAGTTTCTTTCGGTTCCCTATGTTCATGGCCTGACAACATTACGTTCCTGTTTGTTGCTTCAGTTTCCATTGACTTGATTAATTCTTTGAGAGTTACATACAGGGGATCCATGTCGGAAGTCTGCATGGTTTTAACCTGTTCTAATAAATCACGTTCATTTTGTGCAATTCCGATTAATTGATTTAATTCGCTCCGTTCTGCGGGGCATTCGTCTGGTTCCCTGTTATGTATCTTTGTTGGGTCTTTCCATCTTAAATAACAGTAATCAGGAACATGCGGAGCAATCTTCAAATGATTCCGAATAAAAATATCTGTTATAATATCAGAAATTTGATTTATGTCGTAAATTAAAATACCTTCCTTTACAAGGCTTGGATCATTTCGTTTGAACCGTTCTTCAATAATTTCTCCAAGTCTGGTAATTTTCTTTTCAAAACTTTCATGCTTATTTTTTAAAGAGGAAATAATATGAGTTTGCTCTATTTTTAGAGAAGAAATTATGTTATGGTCTTGCTGTTCCGCTACCTGCACTAGTATCTATTGAAAGTTATTGTGTGGTCTTTTTAACCATTACGGAATAATTTAGAAATATTTGCCGATAATATTATAATATGCAGCTAATTTTAAAATAAAGACCTGTTCAGTTTATGCTCAACTGTTACGATTGTATCATTATGAGGTCCACCATGAGGAACTAAAAGTATTCTTTCCATGTTAAAACCTCGAGTTTTTCCAATACCGTTAGAATTCCAGCCGAAAGAAATTACTTTTCCATAGCATATTCGTGCTATTTCATTCTTAATATCAGAATACCATTTTGACTGAGTTGTTTCCATCGTAACAGGATAACCAAATTTTTTATAACATTCTGATACCTGCCTAACTGAATAAGGCGGATCAAATAATATCCCAAAAACAGAAGCATCCTTATACTGTTTTAAGAATTTTATTGCATCTTTATTAAAATCTGCCTTAATTTCGGGATTAATATCATTCGTAATTGTTGCAAGTTTACTCATGCCGCAAAATGGATCTATCCATAAATCCGTAGCAGATATTTCTTCTTTTAATAATTTAGCAATTGGTTTTATACGAAATGTCCATTTATCAGGCATTGCCCAAATTCTTTCAATTCTCAATATTCATATTCTGATTTTAGATTGATTATGATAAGTATCGAATGCAAATTTGATATGATGATTAATTACTTCTTTATGTATATTTTGAAAAGGACAGAGAGGGCATTTATAAAGTCTGACAAACTCGCCACCGACCCATAGATGCGTTATTCCTAAAAGAACGCCTTTCGGTGGTACAGGCCATGGATTTTTCTCCTGTTCATCCTGCATAAGAAGATCCTCCTTTTCCCTTTGACTTATGACTTCTTGTTTTTAGCTTTACCCTGCAACAGGGGCAGTAGATAAATTCAACAGGCATATACACGCAACAAATTGAACAGCTTTTTCTATTCTTATAGCCTTTATGTCCACCCTGATCCTTAGTCTGATACCTGCCACAAATATCTCTACATCCCACTGAACATGAACACCATTGCCCTGTGAATTAATCTGCTCTTTTTTTCAGGTCTTTCATGAGTTTTATAATATTCTTTAACATGACAATTATGACATATCGGTTTATTTTTATCATGATTTTGAAAATGCCAATAAATATAATTTTGTTTTACCGAAAAACAAGTCTTAGAAGTTCCGCATAAAACACATTTTCTTTTACTAGATATATTTTTCCGAAATTCTTCTCTATGTAATCTTGGATGCGATTTATCAGTCAGTAATTCTAAATTACTTTTTCGGTTATCTTGTTTATTAGAATTTTTATGATGAACATGTTCTTGTCTTAATAAAGGTCTTCCTAAATACTGAGACATTAAAAATCGGTGTTTTCTTTCATATTCGCCATTAACATATATCTGGATATATCCCTCATTATCTATGAATTCATGACCTTTACATGGCAAGTCTTTTCTAAGATAAGATTAAACTGCTACTAGTTGCTTTTCAGGAACTTTAAAGATTTTTAATTTATTTCCTGTACTTGCTTTTATCGGTTTGACCTGATTTAGATTATTTTTTATCGTATCATCCCACATTGTTCTGAGTAATTTCTTTATGTTGCCGTCTTTCTTGGTTTCTTCCGTAACAGTCAGATATACAGGCTTATCTTTTGCTCCTTTAATATCAACAAGTACTGAATTTGGATTTTGTTCTACCAGTTTAATCAGTTCTTCCCTGTCTATTTTCTGTTCTTTGCCCCTGTTTTCAAGAACATATCCAGTTGTTTTTATGCCGTCCACAATTCTTTTTTTCACCAAGTATGGAGACTTGTTTGCTTTTGCTACCATTCTTCCTGTTATTTATGGAGATAACATAAAAGTTTTAATTTGCAGTTGGTGTTTTACTTGAAGCATAAGCATACTTATGCCATCTTGCGCAGCTACCGCAAATAAATTCCAAGCTATATGATGTTCTATCACTCAGGTTTTTTATTTCAAAAAGAAATTTACCGCATCGGTCACAGTAATATTGAACTGTTGAAACAGTTATTTCTGTCATTCTCGGAATCCCTTACAGCGACAGCTCTCACAATTACCTGACAGATAATGGTAGCAGATACAATGCCCGCAATCTGCGCAATGTTCATGGGTCATTTCAGAAGTTTCCTTTTTTTATTCCTCATTTGTTCATAATCAATCTGAGCATCACATTTCAATCCTAATCTACAACCAATACAATGAATCATTTTGGTATAAGTTTCCTTAACTCGTCTATTCTTGTTTGATGCAGTTCTTTAGACCATGCAACACCGTCTTTAGTTACAAGGTCGGATGTGCCTGCAACTATAGCCTTTTCAAGATAAGCGATTCTATCCCTGATTCGCTGCTCTAGTGGTTTATTCCCCAATAACATTCTAGCCAATATTAACAATGCTTTATACTCGTGTTCCTTTTCAAAGTGACGTGCTATGTTAATCTCGTTATCTGATTCCCAACTTGTGCAGAAAGGACAGGACAGAGGTATCATTTTCTCTTTATCCATCTGAACAAATCCTGCTTATATTTCTAAGATAGCTTAATGTCCAATTTTCTGAATAAGTTATCTGATTACAATCAATAATAGTAGTTATGCTACCAGTAGCATTAACGAGATAAACCATGCCTGCAACTATCAGGACTGCTCCGATTATTATCAATATTTCCATCTTAGAAATCCTCAAATTCATTCCTGTCGAAATCTTTTTCATTCTCAATGTCATCATTTTCTTCCTCAATATCGTCATCGTGTCCAATTCCTGAATCCTCTAAAGGGATTTCTTCTTCCTGAATTATATTATCATGGTACGGCATAAAATCCTGTCCTCTTTTCGTATATCTGACCATTCTGCATTGCTTTTTTAATGTAAAGTTTAGCTTCATCTACTGAAAATCCGCTACCATGAAGATTATTTATTAAGTCTTCTTGCAGTATATCCTGCTTGATTTCATTCTTAGGATATTTTAACATTGTATTTACTGTTTGCATAAACGTTTTTAATTTAAAAATTTCATGATGAATATGAGGTAATTCTTCTAATAATGGATATTTATTTTCATGTCTTTTTAAAAGTTCATCTGTAATTGCTGCCATCATTTCTAAAAGAACTGTCATAGAACTATCTTTTAACATCATACGATAATATTCAAGCCTGTCTGCTTCTATCATTTTGTTAATCTTACCTGTTTATCTAAACTGATAGCATGTTGCCTGATAATATTTGCCTGTTTTAAAATCCTGAGTAAATCCTGTTTATTGCATGTCTTAAGATATGAAAACCATCTTTGAGGATTACTTAAAATTGTTGGTACTGCTTGAAAAGTTGGATCTATTTGCCAGTTATCTAATTTAAAACAGTCGTTTCCTTCTGCATGAGCTTTAATATAATCCTGCAAGGCTTTTCTAACTAATCCAGACATGGATTCATGTTCCCTCCAGCGGATTTCTTCTAATACTTGTATCTGTTCAGGATCTACATAAAAAGAAAAATTAATCCCTCTCTTGCCGCTTTTCATTTTAACAGGCTGACCTGCTTTTTCTCTTATCATTTTAATTAATACAATAATATAATACAGTATTATTTATTATTTATTATTATTATCAGAATTTCCAGTAGAAATACAGGTCTGATAGAACATTCTTCCAGTCATGTTGAATTTTATAACGGTCTGATGCAGCAGGGTGTCATCGTAATGCAGCAGTTTAAGCATGAAATCAAGCTTTAAGCTTTTAGCTGCATTGCAGGAATTTAATTGCAGTGCAATTATATTTCATATTTTACATCAATTTCTAAGACTGCTACTGGTAGCATTATTCAAAAAATAATTTACCCTGACTTCTTTTACCTCTTGGGTTCCTGCCGTATCTTGGATCTTTCCAGTGAATAAATGCCTGCGGATTTTCTCGCTTAAGTTTTATGATTATCTGACCATGAAAATTACAGACAGGTTTTCTATCATACAGATTAAAATCTGCTTTTCTTTTACATAAATGAATCTGACAGTACATTTTTTATTCTTTTTCCAGTTCAATAGTTATCTGCTGGCCGCAATTCGGACAGAATTTAAAAGGAATAATTTCGCATTATTCACACTGATGTTCTAAGGTATTATTTTCATTTTCAGCATATAGATTATAATTTCCATCTGCAAATTCTGTTTTCATGTAATTGCAGCAGTACGAATCTGGTGTTTTTATTTCTGTTAATTTTAAAGCATCACTAAAATAATATTTAATTATCAAGTTATACAAATCTTTCCTTATGTTTTTTACTCATATTTTCACGTTGATTGGTACGCAGAAATTTATGTTTACCGTTCTTAGATACAATGCATGTAATTTCTTTCTGTTCAGATTCTTCCAAAGTACAGCCGCAATAAGAACATAATAACAATTCAAATAATATCTCCTCCTTCCCATTTCTTTAACCATTCGGCACGCTTCCTGTTACTTTCTGCCAGCAGTTTTGGATCTTTTATTGCTTCTATTGTAACACAAAAACAGTTTTCAATTATGCATTTTCCATTTTTAATCAGGCTACGATAATGTTTTTTTACGTACTCAGGAACATTATGTATGCAATTATGATTTGCATGTTCACCTTCAAAGTAGCAGTAATGAATACTATCGTCTAAGTTTAAAGGTTTTGGACCATTATATGCAATCTCTTTATCCAGTAGCGATGGCCGCCATTTAATAGGTTCAAAACATTCTCCGCAATGCCTGAAACATAAATCTCCGAAATTATCACAGTTTTGAATATGACAGCAGTTATTAGTTTTTTTTCTTGTCATGTCATGTCATAATATATTTATTATTTACCTGTCTTAAGAACTGAATATCTATTTCGTCATCACAACGGGGACAATGAACAGTAAATTTAATCCAATCACCTTGTATCCATTCTTCGGTCTTAATTATTCTTACTTCGCTTGTAGCAAAGGGAAAACCACAGTTACAATGAACCATCATGTTAAATCTGGAATATCCCTGCTTATTTCAAAAGCATGTATCCTGATTATTCTAAAAGAATCGTTGCATGTTTCACAATATTCTTTATCCTGTCCGATTATCGGAGCAATAAAACAATAATACTGATACGGAGAATTTTTATTTTCAAAATCAAAATCTCTTGCCTGCGATAAGGTGAAGTGTCCACAAGAGAGACCAAACTTTCTTCCTACTTTCATTTTCTTTTTCTTTTTCTTTTTCTTTTTCTTTTTGATTTACCTGTATTTGCTCTGCCTGTTTCCTGTCTATCCGTTAATGGAGTACCTTCAAAAATACTTTGCGCTTCATCATAATTTTTGATAGGCTTAGATAATAAACTAAATTGTATAACCTGCCCACAAATATTACATCTTGTTATATTATCGGCAGTGGTATTTCCTTCTGTTCTTATTCCGCAATTGCCGCAGAACTGATCAATCATTTTTATTTAAGTCCCTGTCCGTAAATGCAGCTTTAATTTTTTATCATATCTTATAGTTAAAGCAACTGAAATAATCATTAGAAGTAAATTTGCAATCATATATGGTAGCGCATTTGTAATTACGGAATAATAGAATAAAATAATACTTGTAAGAGATAATATTATGCATATTACAGGCTTGATTGCCAGCTTTAAGAATACTTTATCCAGTGGTTTCATTTAAAAAACAATCCCTATGAACCCATCCGTCTATCTGGGAATCATACATCACACTTGACCATTGATTTAACGGTATTAATTCTTTCTTACAGATTTGACAAATAGAATTTTTATCAGGCATTAATTTCATTTTAACAAATCCGTAAAATCTTCAAGGTATCTGTCCTTATTCATGGTAATAGTTTCAAATTTCATTTCCTGAATATGTTTAATCATGGCCTTAACTCTTTTGCATGTTTTACAATTGCATTCCGATAAGTCGGGAGTGTTTAATTTAATCATATTTTTTCTTTTTTGTTTTTTCATGTAATCCACATTTCATACAAATTCTAATTCCATAAAATGATGCCATAGAATAATCCCAAAAATGATTTCTAAAAGATTCTGGACAGGTCATATCAGTTTGCCGAATATTTTATTATACTGACCGAGTTGATATAAGGGATCCTGAATACAGGGGCAGGTACAGCGAAAAACATACGTATATTTTCCTGTTTGAAAATGTGCTAAGTTCGCAATTGCTTCATGTTTTCTAAGCTTAAATTCCCGAATATCTTTCTCAACAGTTCTCAGGCAGTATTCAAAATGTTTTCCTTCCTGACACTTTCGGCAGACTATTTTTTTATTAACTAACTTGGAAATTATATCCTGAATCATTTATTTTTTCTCTTTTTATTAAACCTATGATAACTCTTACTTCCACCAATTTTCATTTATTTATTTATCATCCACCAGCTAACATAAGGAATTAATTCTTCTTTACTATGTGTTAGTAGATGTTTATTCAGTTCTTTAAAACTTGAATCTGTTGCTATAATTTTATGGCATATTTTACATTCATAGTCACTCAAGCTGATTTTTTCCATAATAATTTTTTAAGTTCATGTACCAGTAGCGAATCATCTTTATTTATCCTGATAAACTTACAGTCAGGATAATATTCTTCTATGAATTTTTCTGCTATGCCGTCATTAATTAGCTGTTCTTCATGACCTAAATTATGTTTCGTATTGTCGCCAATATCTCCAACTTCAATTACCATGACTGGTAGCTTATGCAGGGTGCATCCAATATCATAAGAATGACCTGGGTATTTTTTTTCAAGTCCCTTATTATCTGCAATAAATTGATTTGTATATCTTAACTTAAGTGGTGCATGAACCGCTACCAGTTGATCAAATATCTGGTACATATTACGGCCTATAAAATCGCAGATAAATGTAACAGCATTTTTATGAGATAATGGTTCTCCTGCTTTTCTTGTTTCTGATTTTCTTGCTACTCGATTAAATGACATTATTTTATAGCCTCAACATTATGTTTATGGTTTAAAGCCCTGTGATTATTTGCACATAAGATACATAGAAATTTGTTGCAGGTCATACAGGCAAACCAGAAAGCTTCACAAATATCCTGTTTACAAAATTCGCATGTATCATGATAATCAGTTGGATCATAAGAACAGCTAAAACTCATTTCTTGATACACCTGTTAGTATCATTTGCAGTAGCAGAAAGAATATTAAATTCTTTTATCATCAGTTTCATGCAGTGCTTGAATGCTTTTTCTTTTGTACTAAACCGAGGACATGCGCCATCTTTCATTTTTAAATCGCTACAGGCTTCATAAGTGATTTCTGGTTTCTCATTATTTTTCCATGTAAAAATATTTTCTATGAAATCAAGCCGTTTCTCATGGTCTGCTCCGATATAATGGAAAGTAATAAAATTAAATCCAATCGGCCAATTGTCATGACTTATTATTGATCTTTCCATCCTGCATATTTTCATGTGGTCGGCTACTACAGGATGCGGAGATTTCTTGCATATAATTCCGTTATTGAAAAGTATTACTTCATAAGGAACAATTGTTTTGTTTTCACCGTTATTATATCCATCTGATAATGAATGATAATCTTCAGCAGGTCTTAGCTTATTCATTTGTTAGGACTTAGATGTTTCATGGTTAAATAAATTGTCTCAGGATTTTTTGCATTTATGAAGCGATGCATTTCACAGTTTTTATTTACCGTATCTCGATCATCAATACAGGCATAAAATTCATCATGCAATCTTATTTCTCCCTGCTTGAATCCGTAAGGTATCATGGTTATATTATGAAATGTACATCTATAACCGAGTTCTCCAGGTATTCCAATTCTCAGTATTCCATTAGCAGGAGCGTTTAAGATATTAATATAAACAACAAAAAGATATTTGACAGCATCAACATATTTCGGACATTCTTCTATTGTATATGGAAGGACTGGAATTCCACCTGCAATTACTTCTGGTACTGCTACGGAAATAAGGATTAAAGAAAAGACTGAGAGAAATATTTTACTGGTCATTTGTTTTTTTCCATTTCTTTTTCGAGTTGCTTTCTATCTGCTACGAGAATCATCATTGTATGATCGATATTAAGCCGCATAACAGCCTGACAATGATCACAACATCGCTTTATGTAATAACGAATTGGGCCAATACTTGTTTGAGTTGTAGATAACTGTTGATCTTTTGTTTTGCACATTTCGCAAGTGCCGAACCATTTACTCGTAGTCAAGATGTTGCCTCAAAAAAATAATGCCTGTAACTCTTAAGTCCTCTGTTCAGGAAAGAAGATGTATAATCTCTTTTTGCTTTTTCAATTCCGATTGTTTCGTGATAAATTATATCCATGCCGTTAGCTTTTGTTTTCAGCCATGTAAATATCTGGTCTTCCGTAAGGACATTATTATTTAACAATGCCTGAATTTCAACTTTAGTTGGTGCTAATTCCTGCGACTGTGAATCTTTCTGATATTCTTCTGCTGCAATATCGGCTTCTGATTTCATTATGATTGTTTCGGGTGTTGTTACTGGTACATTTTGCATTGAATCGATTTGCTTCCTGAGTTCTTCGGCCTCTTCAAGTTCTGATGCGGCACTAATTGCCGCATCCTTATTTTTCATAGATTTATCTGTGACTTTTCGTAAATCTTTTAACTTTTCAGGCATAATTTGTCTAATTCTTCTTTCGGTCAGTCCTCGTTTTAAGAGCGCAGCTTCAATCATATTCCTGATTTCTATTTCAGTCAGTCCTTCATCTTCTGCCAGTTTCAAAATCTTAACTGGCAGTTCTATGGATTTTATGTACGAGTTTGCCCAATCATCTACCAAGTCAGTCAGGACAGGAGATGCTTTTTTCACTGGTAGCACCTTAGTCATTTTTTACATTTCCTTGTTGAATATACCTGCCAAGTTTTTTCAGAATTATATCCCGATGTTCTTTATTTGTTATGTAGCATCTGTTTCGCTTACTTACCTTATGACCTTTTTTAGTTCCCCATTTTCCCCTGATTTTACCATGCACTACTACATACGAAATTAAATCAGGTCTCTGTGAATCTGTATGATAATCATTTACTCTTCCCCTCTTATGACAATTAGGACAATTAATTATTCTAGGATCAGCTCCACTTTTTCTTTTATTCTTGCTTAAGACTGCACTCATTGAAGTAAATGTTGCCCACCTGTGAACTGAACCATCGGCATGAAAACACCCTACTGCTAATCCTGATTTCGGTAACTTTTCAATTATCTGAAATATTCCAAGTTTATCACAGACAATACATTTTTTCATGTTCGGATCTGCTGTTATTAATTGTTGTTGCATTTTATTCCACCAAGAATTTCATATATTCCTGATACCTTAATTGCCACTTTGTTAAATCCATTTTGTCTATAGTTTCATTATCTAAATTAGTTAATGCCTGTGCATATACTGGTGCAATTACATATTTATAATCAGGTCCACTTGCTTTATGTGCTCTTACTGTTTGAGGCCAGTATGTATTCCAGTTCATTGTCATTCCGTTATCTGTCAGGAACATCATTTCTTTATTTGATCCGAATGGACGAATATTTTGTATTATGTTAGGAATTATTTTACCTGTTCGCTCTTTCTGTTCATTGGTAGCTGGTGGCGTTATAAGTATTTCATGATCTCCATTTTCTTCAAATCCTGGCTTTGTTCCTGTTCCGCCTGTTCTCGGTCCTTTTCCTCTAGTTCCAGGCCCTATCGGAATTACTGGCTCTCCATCTTCGCTACCAGTATTTGTTAGCTTAACATCAGGTTTTTTAATTAACGGTTTTTTTATTTCTGGTTGTCCGCCTGTAATCTCGCCTTCAATTCCTTCTTTATTATAAATTCCTGCCAGTAATCTATCTCTTAATTGTAATGCTTTAAGATACATATTCATTTTTTCTTTTTCTTTTCCCATCCTGTCTATTTTTAATGAACTTGGTTTTTCGTAATTTTCATCTAAGTACTGCATTAATCCCTGCCTGATTTCTAACCATCTTGCTGTCTCTTCAATTCCTTCCCTGCTACTGGTAGGAATAATGAAATTATCGTTTATCCATCCTGTTGCTTTATGTTCAGTCCAGAACTCATCAACAAATATATTCTTATTAAAAATCTGCATATTCTTATGCTCTGGATTGTCGTCAGTTCTGATGTTACCTTTTATGATACTGCCATCTGACAGGGAAAAAAGATCCTCAGCCTTTGAATTGAAGGCTTCTGGTGCAGAAATCTTATTCCCATCTATGAATATTTTTGTACCTCTTGCGATTCGTATTGCAAACATTTTTGCTATGTATTTTATCAGGTCTGTTTCCTTTGGTAATAACTCCCATTTACAATGTTTTATTACAACCCTGACACCTGGATGCGGTAATGCTTCTAGTGTATCCATATATTCAACTTCAAATCCTTTTTCTGTCATCGTTACTTTCATTCCCTGCGCTTTAATTTCTCCGATTCTTGGCCTGTGACTCCAGAATTCTACCGTAGGTATTTCGCCACCTGCAAGCATCAGAAAACCAAGTTTTCCAAGTCCTTTATTTCCGCCAATATCTTCATCTATGTCTCCGTAAGAAGATAATCGGCCTCCTACTTCCTTATATCCCCTCAGAACTGTTTTGAATTTTTTGTAATCTTTGATACCAGTAGCAGGATCTTCAATCCATAAATCATCGTCTGGTCCAACATGAGTTGTTATATCTATTTTCGCTTCTTTAGGTTTGCCTGCCTGTTCATCCAGTCCATTTGTAATTGCTTCCTTAACTGCTGACTTAGGATATTTGTATAAATGTGTTGAAAGTTCTCGTATTGCATTCTCTCCGAATTCATGTGGATCTATTTGCTTATCGTTACTCATTTTTATTTTTTCAACTCCTTTAATTTTTCAATTTCATCAGTTAATTTCTTACGTTCATTGTCTCTTGCTATGTTTAACCTTTCAAGTTCAGCTTGTTGTCTAAAAATAATTTCTTTTAGAAAAATAAAAAATTCGTTATTATTCATTTTTCTTTTCACTCGCAAATTTTTGATGTAACGATAAGCCTTTCAGGAAAAGAGTATCATGTTTTTCTTTTTGAATATCTATTTTTTTCTTGGGTTTTTTATTTTCATAAGAACTCAGTCTTTTTTCAAGTTGCGTAATCTTCTTATTTTTAACTGCTAATTCTGTCCTCAGACCTTGAATTTCTTCCTGCTGTTGTTTTATTATTTTATTCTTAGCTGTAATTGTTTCTTTAAATGTCCTGTTTGGATCTGTCTGATTTACGTCTGTTGTAATTTCTGATTCATGCTGTGGTTCCTGTCCTGTAGTAGCAATAGTTTCCTGTTCGGAATCGGACATTTTGTCCGATTCCTGTTCATTGGTAACTGTATCATTTTTATTTTTATTCATGTTATAATCTCGTTTTGCTGTTTCGGGCAGTACTCTTTGTATTGTTCTCTGTGAATATTCTTCTTTCATTTTCTTTCTTACCAGACTGCCTATTTTCATATCGTCTAATCCTTCTTTCCTGCCTAAGTCAAAGACCTTATCAACTTTTGATTGCAGCTTTTCAAAATCTATCAGTAAGTTATCAAGCGCAACTTGCAGCTCTTTACTTATTTTCTTTTTCTTTTTTACCTGTATCAGTTCTGACATTTTATTTCGCTACCTCATAATAGAGCGCTACGCTAAAAATTATTCTACCATCTAATATGACTGGTTGATATTGTGCTCTTGACCATGCAAACTTTTTTCCAACCTGAAATTCCTTATATTCTTCTGATAACTTATCGGTACTATCACTAAAAAATATTTTTACTTCGCTCGGTCTTGCCAGTGTATGATCAACATATTCCTGGGGTTTTTCCTCTGCTTCTGCTACTGGTAGCACTTCTTTTTTCGGTTCTGCTTTAACTTCCTGACATTCATGTGGTTTTTTCGTATCAGGATCTAAAGGTATCATTCGGCCTGATGTCGGACTTGTTACATTTCTGTCAAAAATTATTTCATATCCGCAGGTATAGCATGTCGGTTTTGGTTTCGGTTTTTGCTCGGCCATTATTCAGATGCCACCTTTACTTTTTCTTCAATGAATTTCTCAGTAGGATTCAAATGCTCATCTCCTTTTACGGTAACCATTGGAACCCTGTCTTTATTTGCATTTGTCATTTCTACTTTAAGTTGTGGAAATGCAGTTAAGATACCTTCACAATTAGACAGTTCTTCTATCGTATCTAAAAATAATTTAACTGCTGTCTTTCGGTCTTTATTGCAGACTTCAACTAATGCATATCCTTCGTTATTCTGTCCGATTCTTACATACTCAAAAAGTTCGCTCATATATTTTCTAACTTCCTGAGTTCTACGGCCAGATCATCCCAGATTTTTTGGCAGCTATTACAATAATTTCTTAAACATTTCCTGCCACAAGTTATGCAGTTTTTTGAAACTTCAATTACAAAAGATTCATTAGTTAGTGTCCTGTTTAAGTTATTGAATTCAACGTACCGTTTTTTTTCTGTCAATTCTCTTTTCTCCTTGCTACTGTTTCAAGTAGCCCTAATTGTTTTGCTCTTTCTCGTAGAAGGAATCTGAATTCACCTATTTTGGTACGGCTATCTTTTTCCGCTAAAATTTCCAGCAGGCTATCAGATTTCACATCTACCTTTAACATGGTCGTACTCTGTACCATTTCCGTATATACTTAAGTTATACCTTAGTATATATTCTTATATGTTCAACCTGCTACTGATTGTATTAGCGCTATTACAACTGGTAGCATGCCGTATTTCATGCTTAAAATTCATGCCTGCTTAATTCCGCCATCCGCAATTTCCGCCAGCCGCAATTCTACAACTACTTGTAAAATCAGGAATTTGCTGCATTTTGTCCTATTTAAGACGATTTAAAGGTTATCCCTAGTATATACTTAAGTATAACCTTGTATATACTTATAATTGTAATACAGTGAAATGAACCGAACTGGAATAAAAAGCCAGTTTGGGGATAGCGACCTGCGTAATCATAAGCAAACAGCCACCTGAATAAAGGGGCGAATTCGCATACGGGCGCGTGAATATTATGGAAGTTTTTTTTGAACGGTCTTATGCATGGACAAAACCATGAATGAAAAAAGGAGAGATAAAACGTGGAATCAGTACTGCTGATGACTTGCTTTTGCAAGATGTTCCTTAAAAAAGAACATGGCCGATGAATTTCACGATATAAAAAGAAAGGGTCGAATAACGTAACTTAGAAATAAGTTGCGCCCTTAATAGGGAAAATAAAACATTATTTTTTTACCAGTAAAATAAAATGTCTAAATCAATGAAAAAATTATTAAAAGCAAACAGAAAAGAATTCATAAATGAAATAGCTGCAATGAAAGTTTTGCTTTGTAAATTAAATTAAATATTTTTTACCAGTATGATAAAAGCCAGTGGCTTTTATAATTCCTGTCATGAACAGACAAGGAATAAATACAAAATCCAATTTTTACCAGTATTCAAACGGCCGCAGTGCCGATAAAATAAAACCTGTTCTGGTTGCAAACAGTCAGGCATATAAAAATCGGCCAAGTTTGAAAACTGTTTAACAGTAAATCAAAATGAAAAAATATCTTACATTAAGATGCCTGAACTGTAAAAGACAATTTAGAACATTTCAAAAATATGAACCAGATTTAAAACATCTGTATAAGGAATCTGCAACAGAAATTTTTGAAAATATGTCAGATTGTCATATATGCAGGACAGGAAGAAATTGTTATTAATTATTTTTTAACAGTATGATATATGATTATTGTTCTGCCTGTGGCGGAAAAAATAAAACTGATGTTCAGCATTGTAAAAGATGCGTAATCAGACATGAAAATTACTTAAGTTTTTTATCAGAATCAAAATGAAAACCAAATTAGAAAATTTGTTAGATGCAATTAGAACAGGTACATATAACTTAGAAGAAAATCATTCAATCGGAAATGACGGACAGGGCAGAAAAGTTCTAACAGTTGAATATCTTACGGAAGATGAACCGATAGATTTTCAGGCATTTTCAGATTTAGTTAATGCTTATGACTGCATAATAATACAGGTCTTTGGCGGTTCAGATTCTTATCATGTTGCATTTTCAATTGAAGAAAAATTAGAATCAGGACATTAAAAAATATTTTTTTATCAGTATAATATCTTAAGGTTTTTCTTAATAGTAATATTAAGAACAGGTTTGGTTTCTTACCTGCATAAAAGACCTTAAAATATTTTTTAACAGTACTAATCTGTTTATGGTCAATTACAGTTAGTACTTAGAAAAATATTAGCTTATGATATTTTTTAACAGTAATCAAAATGGTACATAGAAATAATACGGATGCCTTAGCTGAGGCTTATACGGTAGTCAGCAATCTTGCGACAAAACTATTTTATGATACGGAAGCAGAACAGGACACTTATGAGTTCCTGAAATCAATTTCAAGTCAGATAAATCTTTACAGAGTTGCAATAACAAAACAATAATTTTTTATCAGTAAAATAAAATGACAAAAGAATACATAAAAAAAATGAAAACAATTTCAAAAATCGAAAATATTAATATGCTAACTGACAGCGAATTAAAAGAGCACTTAGAATATTTTTCAGAACTTGAACATATAAGCATAAGAGTTTTAGACCGAGACCGATTTGTTATAAAGACAGATACAGGAATCTCAGCAGAGGGATTTAAGAAATATGGCTTTTATGTTTAAGCGAGTTATAACAACAAGAAAATATGATGAATTTAACGGCATAGAAATATTCTTCGAACGATAAATTATTTTTTATCAGTAACAAAAATGACAAAAATAGATAAGCATGTTCTGACCTGCCTATTCAAATTCGTATGTCCTGAATGTAATACGAAACTTAAAGAACTTGAAAATGATGATTCAATTATTTTCTGTCCTGCTTGCGGTTGGGCATGGTCAAAAAAGAAATCAGTAAAATATTCTTAAGTATTTTTTATCAGTAATCAAAAATGGGAATTCTTAGAAATATAGGATATGTATTTGGAATATTACTGATCATAGTTGGCGTTTTATTATTGCCAATTGGTTTAGTATTAATAATTCCAGCAATAATAATGATGTGGTTCTTGAAAAAAGGCGGGCAGGTTTCAAACATGCAGAAAGAACTTAAGGAAATACGAAAGATGGAAGAATATAAAATAAAAAGAGACTTAGAAAAAAGACGAAATGACGCAATGAATTTTACGAACTCAAATTAATTTTTTATCAGATGTCAAATCAAACACAAAACAAAAGCCACGCAGGAGGCATAATAATGTTAATAATAATCCTGCTTGTCGTAGTCGGAATGTCTTGGGCATATTTTGCCCGACAGGATAACATGAATCAGAAATTAGAAGATGGCTGTATTCCTTTAACTGCTGACAGATACGGAATCGCAACATCTTATAGCTGTCCGAATGGCGTAATAAGACGTTAATTATTTTTTTACCAGTAGAAAAATGTTAGAAATGACAGAGGACAAATGTATATGGTGCGGAGTAATAACATACGATGCGAATGTCTGCCCCGATTGCCGAGAGATTTAAATATTTTTTATCAGTAAAATGAAAACATTAGTAGTGAAAAAGAAGAGCGATATTAGAACAGTAGATGTTAAGGCAGAGTTCGGAGATGCAGACCTGACATGGAAACCTTATGGATATACAGGAACTAAAATAATGGCGACTGACATAAACGGAAATATTACAGGCCCATCAGGCATGAAAGTTGAATGGAAAGAACAGAAAAATAAGCAACTCGGCTTAGCCTGTTCCTTACCAGAGAACTATCCATTTGTGCCGATGGAACCGATAGACGATTTTGTAACAAATGAACTGGAAAAAAGACTTAGAGATTTTTCAGCAGATACGAAAAAGTCAAATTTCAAGATAGAAAACATACTCAGGAAAAAAGCACATAACGGAAACAGTCAGTATTGGATTGTTCAAACCAATATACCAGGTTCT